GAATTTGAGATTTTGGAAGAAAGTTCGTCGATTTTATGGGAAAGTTCTTCTGCATCGAGAATTGTCTCAGGTAAAGAACTATCCCAACGGCGAATAGCATTTTCGTAATCTTCATTCAATGTTTCTGCTTTTCGCACTTTGTCATTTATATCACGACCATACTCAATTTCACCCTCTGTCTCAGCAATATGCTTAAGTGATACATCTTTTATCTCATTGTACATCTTTGTTATATTTGCGTGAACTTCTTTATTTATACTTTGTTCGCAAGTTGGACAACTGTCAGATAAAGTGGATAACTTGTCTAAATGCTTGTTTGCGTGGAGCAAATTGGAATTTACATTCCCAAGTGTCTCCAGTTTAGCGTCAATGTCAATCCGATCACCCTTATAAAGTCTGTCAGGGTTTTGCTCTAATTCATCTGCCATCATTTTATAATGATTATTGTCTAGAATTTTTTTGTTTTTCTCGGAGATTTTTTCAAAATCGTTTCGTAACTGCCTTAATTCTTTCTCATCTTTCTCTGAGTAATTTGGTAAATTTTTTATCTCTAGTATATTGATACTCTCTAATTTATTTTCATCTAACCATTTTACAATCGTATCAGACTTACTATCTAGGCGATTTAATTCAATTTGAATAGTTCGTGCTTGTTCTTTGAATATTTCAAAAAACTCTACATATTCATCTAACTTAAGTAATTCTATTAAAAACTTCTTACGATTTGTGTCCGTAGCAGTTAGAAATTGTAAACTCATATTTGTGTTTTGATATACGAGTTGTGTAAAAGTCTTAAAATCTAATCCTAATAGATTTTGTACTGTTTTATATGTATTGGTTGCGGTATGAGATGATATGTCTGCACCGTTCTCATAGAGTTTGCATTTGATGTTGCCTTTTCGTATTACATCAATCTCGTAGGAATTTTCATCAACATCAAATGTAAGGTTTATATGATACCCTTCGTTTATGAAACGATTTTGTATTTCTGCTTTCTTAATTCCTTTTGAGTTTTTATTGAATAATACTTCTTCCAGTATCAAAGGTATACTGGATTTTCCTTGTCCATTAGTGCCGACAAGTTGTGTGAGGGTTGCATCATCTAGTTGAAGTTCATTTCCTTCTCCGTAGCTGAAACAGTTATCCCATTGTAGCTTTTTTAGAGTAATCATTGAATACACCCATAATTTTTTGAATTTTATCTTGAGGTAGATTTAGAATTGCTGTAAAATATTCTATCAATTCTTCTTCTATCGTCAAGTCCTTTAAATTAAGTGTAGATTCAGTACTTCGTTTTACTACTTTCTTATCCAAGAGTTCTGAGTTCTTAACTGTTGCCAGATCTGCTACATCGCCCTCTATCTCATAGATCGTATGATGATAGTCAGTTGGTATCATTTCAGCTTCGGAACTAATTGTTTTTCGAATAAGTTGTGGTAGATCAAACTCATACCAAGTCCACTTATTGTTAACAGATATTATTAAATATCCTGTTTTAACTAGTTCTCTGTGAAAAGAAGTAGTCATTGGGCTGCCTGGATAGACAATGTTTCTCTGTGTATTGCTGTGAGCATGAAGATCACCTGCATATACAACGGGAAAATCATTGAATCTATCCAAATCAACCTCTGGTGTTACATGAGGAGGTATTTCACCCCTTACATGAGTAAAAAGCGGTTTATCTTTATTACAAGCTTCTATTGCACCTTTCTTGTGTAAGTCCACATAAGGCAATAGTGTACCCCACTCATATTCTGTAGTTGTGTCAATCACTTCTACTAGAGGGTTTACATCTTGAGTAGCCCGCTTTAAGTTTGAGAAGAATGTTTTGTTCTTTTTAGTTGCTTCATGGTTTCCATCAAATATATAAGTTGGAATTGTAACTCTCTTTATAAAATCAAAGTATAAAGTAAGTTCGTCCATTGTAGGCACTCGATCAAAGAGATCTCCGCCTATAACATGAATGTCAACAGATTTTTCAATCATTCTTATTTCTTCAAAGAATAATTCAAATCGTGAACAAGCCCACGGCAAAGGAACATTCTTCTGCCCTAGCTTTATATGCCAGTCTGCCGTGAATAGAATCATGCTACGAAGTCTTCTCCTTCTTGCCAAGAACACCCTGTAAGACCACCCGCACGGAGAGCTTGTAGGGTTCTTAGGACTTCGTCTGCATTTCTGCCTGTATCGAGAGCATTAACTGATACGTGCTGAATAATATTATCAGGATCAACAATATAAGTTGCTCTATAACATACACCATTCTGATGATCTATTATTCCTAGATCGTCTGATAGATACAAACCACAGTCTGCAGCTAAAGTATGATGAATGTTTGCAATCATTTCATTGTCATTTTTCCATGCAAGTTTACAAAACTCATTGTCTCCGCTTATGCCAATGACATGAGCATCAGTTTCAACAGCAATCTTATCCATAGCTGCTATCTCTGTTGGACAAATAAAAGTAAAGTCTTTTGGATAGAAATAAATAACTTTCCAATGATAGTTTGTTTTAAATTCCACTTCTACAAATTCATTGTTTGAAGCTACCCCTTGCAAGTAGTGGTTTGCTGGAAATTCGTTTCCTACTCCATACATATCACACCCCCTTAAGATAACTTAAATTCTGAACTAATTTCTTCTGGAGCTTCATTACCAGCTGGTGTGGTAATTCTTTGAAGCAGCTCTAATTGAGCATCAGCAGTAGGTCTGGGGAGAACATCGTCCATTGAACGAATCTCTGCTATTGCTTCTTGCTCTGCTTCATTAAGTGGTCTGTTTTTGCATTTTAATGCTTGAAGTCTATATTCAACATTAAAAGCCATTGGACCAGTTTTAACTCTTTGAAAATGCACGTCCCAACCAGTTTCTGCATCAGTAGGATCACCAAGATCTTCTGCTGCAACCATGATTTGTTCCATTAACTTTTTCTTAAGATTTAAAACCTTGACTTTGCCGTCAGCTGGATCTATGCATTGAATAGCATATGCCCAACCACATTTGATTTCAGGAAAGAAATCACGTACGTAGTCTTTTTCTTTGTTGTTGAAGGTTTCAGTAGCTCTATCGAAAGACAGACATTCCATAGGAATATTCTTGCCATTTTCACCCTTAACCCAATAAACATATCTTGGTAGTAGATCACCTACCATGCGTATTGTATTGTTACCTTCTTTGTATTGAAATTGATCTATTTTGTTTTTTACTGCGCTACCTTGCGCTTGATTAAATTGTATAGCCATTGTTTTCTCTGTTATTTAGCGTCTTCAAACTTGAAGAAAAGTATTCCTTTCTCCATAGTGAGAAGTCTGTTGTTGTTAAAAATTTCTTCCAAGAATGGAAGTTCTATTAGTTCTAGCGAAGTTTCGCCAGTTTGTTTATAATTATTATAATTGCGATAAGAGGCTACAGCAATATATTCTGCGCACTCTTTATTACTATAGTTTTTTCTTTCCTGTAATAACTTCTTAGGATTTAGAAGAAAACTATACCCCTCAAAACTTTGACCACAATACTTATATATTGGATCTTTGTGATTTTGAGGTACTTTGATGTTATAGGTCAGCATATGAATTATCTGCATAACTTGACCTGCGTCACCCTGAGTTGTTTGTAATATTTTTTCCCAATTATATTTTATCATTATATTATACCAAAATTTGAGAGCCTTGTCAAGTAATATTTTTCGGAGGTGGTTATAAGGTTGATACCTCATAACCTTGTTTAAGATAATATCCAAGTCGTGCATTAGCTTGTCGTTTTGCGGTATTCCCTACTAAATGTATATCTACTACTGTAGGTTGTTTTTTTCCTTCATAATTTCTTATTATTCTTCCAACTAGCTGTGTAAGCAAAGGCTCATTGTTTACTGGTGTTCCCAAAATTAAGCAACTAAGAATATCCAAAGAAATACCTTCTGAGAATATACTTTGTGTTCCATACAGTATGTTTTTATCTTCAAATATCTGTTTTATAATATCGGGTCTTTCTTCGTGTGGGACTGCTCCCGTAACACAAACTGCGTCATCACCAGTAAGTCTCGCGCAGCTTTTTAAGAAGTCTACTCTATCGCTAACCACTAACACTTTATGACCTCGTGCAGCATATGCACTTGCAGTCATTGCGACAGAGTTTTGATACTCTGGGTTATAAGCTAATTCATTCACTCTATTAGCCCAAGGTATTGCAGATCCGTCCATGAACCTTATTGGTAATTTTAGTATATCAATTTTAGGTGTCATGAAGTTTTCTTTTGGTGGTTTTAAGACATTATCCCCAAAATAATCTCTGAAAACCACGTGTTTACCGTCTTTTCTTTGTAATGTTCCTGTTAATCCTATCTTATATCTAGCACAACTTTTATCTACAATTCTTGAAAAAGTTGGACTACTAACATGATGCATTTCATCTAAAATGATTGTTCCAAACTCTCGTCTAATCTCTGGAACTTTTCTGTATAGTGTTTGAATATTACCAACTACTACTGGGGTTGATATATCAAATTTACCACTACCTATGATGCCAGGTTGAAAATTAAATACTTTTTTTACTTCATCTTCCCATTGTTTTCTTAGAGATAAAGTATGGGTTATAACTAATGTTTTTTGTCCAAGCTTCCCTGCTATTGCTAAACCTGTAAATGTCTTACCCCAACTAACCCATGCGTTAATTATAGCACTATCATTTACTTCGTCAAATACAGCTTGTTGACTAGGTCGTAAAGTTAGCTTAAACTCTGGAAACTCTGATAATTTTTCTACTCTTTTATCTACTATCTCATGGTCTGTAGGAATTAAATCTTCTCTACCAGAAGGTATAGCTACTAATCCATTTTTTATAAGTGCCATGTTTTTTATTATAATTGGCGGATCACCATATTTATATGCTGGAATAGCGTAGGTTAATTCTTTATCAATCTTCTGCTGTTGATGCGGAAGGACATCTAAATAAATTCTATCGCTGAGTACGGCTTTCATTATACAAAATCTGGTCCGCTAAACCATTGAACCAAAGAATGTCTAGTACCTTTTGTCATAGGAGTAACTGTATGTAAAATTAAGGAAGGAAATACAATTATAGTTCCTTTTTCATATACTCCTGAATCCATAGGTAAATCAAAACTACCCCACATATTTTTAAGTAATAAATGACCTCCACTATAGTCTTTATAATCACTTAATTGCACAGACACACTAAGTTTTCTATACTTTTCTTGTTCTATATCGCAATCCCTGTGCCAATCGTAAAAAGCCTTTACGTCTTCGTTGTAGGTTGCAAACTGTATATCCTCTCTATTATTTATAATAAAGTTCCAGTTTGCTTCAGAATTAGCTCTTGCAACATAACTAGCTATCATTTGTTGTAGCCACTCATCTCTTATCCAAGCTACCTGTCCTCTTCTCATTTCTTCATCTGTATCTCTAGTTGAGTTTAATGTAGCGTCTTCTTGAATTTTTTGTTGTCCTAATGCTATTATTGTATCACACATTTCAGCGGGTAAAGCTTTTTCAAAATAATAATAAGGACATTTAATTATACTTTTCACAAATCATACTCCTCTAGTTTTCTATTCCATAAATTAATATTTAAAGAACATCTAGTACCTGTATAAGTTTCTACTCTATGCTGTCTACCTGGTCCAAATATTATTAATCTATTTGTTTTTGGAGTAATTTTAACATCTCTAAATAATAATCTACCACCATATAGCTTATCAACTTTAGTATAATAAACTAAACTACAAACAGGAAATGAAAGTATTTTATTTGTCGCCCACCTATGCTCGTCTTTATCATAGTGCCAACCACCTGCTATATCTCCTTGAGGTCTAGTATTTAGGTGAGTCCACATTTCCATACCTTTTAGCTGTTGAATATCATAATAAGAAGATGCTTTATGGGCTAATAACCAATAATATGTTTCCATATTATCCCCATACTTATTCCAATTACGCCACTCTCCTTGATGGTCAATACCTTCTGCTATAAAATGTAGTTCGTGTT